TCCGGCCCATTTGGGCAGCGATGAGTTCACCGACGGATTTGGGCTCTTGTGTGGACGGGGCGCGACGACCGGAGGTGTCCAACTTCGGCGTCTTCGGCTTCTTCTCGTCGCCGTCGGTGGTGGCGGCGAACAGCTCGGGCCATTCGGTCTTCAGCTCGGCGACCTGCTCGTCGAGGCCGGTGACGGTCTCGCCGTCGATGTCGACCTTCGAGAGGTCCAGCAGCCGGATCAGCTTGGCGGCCTTGTCCGGGTTCGCCCCGGCACTCAGGAAGGCGCTACGGGCCTCCGCACGGATCGCTACGGGCTTGAGGGCCTTGCTGGCGGCCTCGGTGGCTTCGCGCTGCTGCTTCTCGGCGTCGGTCTCGTGCTGCGCCTTGAGAGCGGCCAGTGCTTGACGACGCGTGGCGGACTCGGCGTTGGCCTTCTTCAGCGCCTCGGCGGTGTCCTTCTGCGTCTTCTGCGACGCTTCCCATTCCTCTTTGGTGGGCGGCGTCCATTCGGTGCCACCAGTGCCATTGTCGCCAGTACCGTTCTGGTCGTTGGCGTTGTCGGTACCGGTGGGGTCTTCGTCGGCCATCTCGGCTCATTTCTGTTGTGCCCCATCACGGGGCAGTTGTTACGGGACTGGCGTCGCGCCCAAAGTCCCTTTCTTCAACCGAGTTTCCGTCTGCTTCCTCACGGACTTCGGCACTTTCCATCCGGACGGCGAGTAGCCGTCGGAAGTCACGATGCGGTTCAACAACCGCTCGGCCGCCCTGCTGCGCACCGAATCCGGCTCGCTGTCCAGTGCCCATCCTTTGAGGACGGACCGCTCGGCCTCTCGGCGTAGCGCGGCGGGCAGGTCGAACGCTGCGGAACGTCGGGCTGCATCAGCGGCTTTGTGGGCAGCATCGATCGCCCGGTTGGCGTTGGCGATGCTTTCGCGGTCGTCGAGCATGATCGCCTGGTGTCGCGCGCCCTGAGCGTCGGCGACGGCCGCGGCCCAGTCGTGCGTGATCGACTCGGCGCCTTCGGTGTCGTGCCCGAACCACGTCGTGACGCGGCATCGGCAGCGTGGGTGTCGCGGTGGACCGTCCAGGCCACCCTCGGGCACCCATTCCATCGGCTTCGTGCCGAAGGTCAGCGTCTCGTCGAACAGACCGTCCGGTCCGGGGTGGTGGCCAGAGAGGGCGAGACAGACGACGCAGGCGTCCCGCTCGGCCACCCAGAGCAGTTCGGCGCCCAGCTCATCGGCCACCGCGCTGACACCGGCGTTGAGCCGCTCGTTGGTGATGGTGCGAGCCGCACGGTCCACAATGTTCGCGGCCTGCTGCGCCGGTGCGACCGAGGCCAGCACGGTCTGGTTGAACGTCCCGCCGGTCAGGGTCTTGGCGAACGACTCGGCGGTGGACACCTGCGCCTGCGCAGTGTGCGTGATGCCCGATGCGTAGGTGTGGATGTCCATCGGGACCGGCACGTCGAGCGGTTGCGGGTCCAGGCCGGACTCGGCGAAGCCCTGCTGCACACCGAGGTCCGTGGCCTTCTGGGCGTAGTCGATAAGCGCGCTGTGCGGGTTGATGCTCAGCTGGCCGAGTTCGGCCGCCAGATCGGCCATCAGGCTGGTGAACTGGGGTCCGCTGGCCTTCGTCCGCAAGGTGCCGAAGGTGCGCACCCACCGGAGGCTGAAGGCTTGGGTGATGTCGTCGAGCTTGTTCCGCAGGCCACCGGCGGTCATCCGGGCCGCTTGGTCCTCCAGCGACAGTGCCTCGTCGTCGTGCCGGAGGATGACCGGCGGGACGACCGACTCAGGTGCCGTCGGCCGCTGGTTTGGTGTCGTCACTCAGATCGCCCATGACCGACGTCAGGATCGCCTGCACCTGTTCGGCGGAGACCGCACCGGCCGCGACGGCGGTAGCACTGGAGGCCAGGAATTCGCCGACCTGCACCAGCGACGCGAGCCGCTGCGGGAGATCGGCCTGGCCCTGGTCCATCCACTCGGTGATCTGCTCGTCGCGGTAGCCGTTCTCGGCCAGGGTCTGGCTGACCGGCACCCCGGAATCCTGCTTGGCCTTGGCGACCTGCCAATCGGTCACGTTGTCCGAGCTGGACGACGGCGCCCAGTTCACGGTCACCCGCGCGTTGGTGACGCCCGACATCATCAGGGCGGCCTCGAAGACTGCCTTCCAGGTGATGCCGAAGCTGGTCTTGCGGTTGTCGACCTTCTTCACGAACGGCGCATCCGTGATCTTCAGCGACTCACCCGATGCGGGGCTGCCACCGGCGACGAAGCGGTTCAGCGGAGTGGACGTGATCTGCGCGCCCCAGGTGATCAGGTTGCCGATCGGGCCGGTGAATACCGCGGGGTCGGCAGGGTCGAGTTGCTTGATGTCCTGGAGGCCCTGGAGGTACCAGACGGCTGCCGGGTCAGCGGACAGCTGGCTGTTGGGCGTGCCGGCCATCGGCACCGTGTCGCCCATCGGCTCCAGGTCGATGTCGAAGACCGACTCGCTGAGCATCGCGGGCTCGGTGGAGTCGGTGCCCTCCATCATCAGCGCGACCCGCTGCGGGAAGCTCTGATAGTCGATCACCACGGCGAAGTTGTTGATGATCTTGTGAATCAGGTCCTGGACCGAGTAGAAGCTCTTGTGCTCGGGCGTGCCGTAGTCGTCGGCGTCGGTCTTGAAGTGGAACATCGGCACAATGCCATACGGGTTCGGCACGACCGGGCCACCCACCCAGTCCTGATCACCGTCATCGTCCTCGTCGCCCGAGTACGGCTGGAACTCGCTGGCCTTGTCGCCCCGTGAGCCCTTCAGCGTGACGAAGCGCTCGATCCGGTCCCGGTAATACAGGTCCACCCGCACCGGGGGACGCTTGCTCGGGTTGGCGGCCAGGGCGTAGGGGTTGTCCTCGTCGAAGTCCCCACCGCCGATCTGCCACCGCTTGATCGCGTAGCTGACCTTCAGCGGGTTCTCGTCGTCGTAGAACACCCTGACCAGACGCGGGTCCTGATACAGGATGTTGACGTTGCCGCTCTCGCTGCCGTCGTCGTCGATCTCCGGCCACACCATCACGTAGGAGTCGCCGAACGTGCACGCCTTGCGCATCACGTTGTTGCCCTGCAACGCGAACTGGTTGGCGTCCATCAGTTCCTGGATGCGCTCGTTGGTCGCCTCGTCCTCGGTGGTGATCGAGGTGACCGCCAACCGCTCCGCCACCGCGTCAACCGGCGTCTTGGCGAAGTCGAGGTTGAAGTTCATGCCCCACCGCGACAGCATCCGGCGCACGCGGGTGGACGCGAAGATCTCGGCGTTCTCGCCCTCGTAGTACGAGACGGCCTTCACATAGCCTGGTTCGGCCTTCTTCATCTCGGCCAGGGCGTGCACCAGGTCGGCGTTGTGCGCCGGGCCTTGCACGAGAGGGTTCGGCGCGGAAGCGGTGAGCGTCATCGGAACCCCCTCACAGGTAGCTGCCGATCCTCGGTGGACCGGCCTTGGGTTTGGTCTTGAGGAACACGGCAACCCCTTGGCCCACCGCGTCGATCAGGTCGTCGTGCGCGGTCTTCGGGAAGCCGACCATCTGCTCTTCGAGCGCGCGGATCCGTTTCTCGTGCAGGACGCGGTGACGCTGGTAGTGCGAGAGCAGACGGGCCGCGCGCACCGGCTTGGGTTCCTTCTGGTGCACGGTGACGATCTGCACCGGCAGGTCGTGCAGGATCGCCTTCCAGGCGTCGCCGCCCTGGTTGGTCTCGACCAGCACGCCCGTGATCTCCGGGTAGGCGTCCAGGATCCGCACGACCCGGTCCCGTAGCGGTGCGCCCGGTTGAATGCGGAGCTGCCAGGCGTCACGGACGAGACACTTGCCTTCGCTGGCCGAGAAGCTGACCACCGCCAACGCGGTGTAGTCGCTGCGCTCGGTGCTCGTGATCGCCGGGTCGATCGACAGGATCGAGCGCGTCAGCGCGGGCACCGTGCCGTAGGTGAAGTCCTCGGGAGTCCAGTACTCGCCATCGGCGCCCATCGGGTCGTTGGCGTAGTTCTTCTTGAAATCCCGGGTGTCCCGGATGGACTGCAACCAGTCGAGTGGCCACTTGGCGGGCCAGATCGACCGCTCATCGCCGGTGGTCTCGTCGGTGACGATCGCCGGGTAGTAGTGGGTCGTGAAGCCGGTCTCCATCACCCACGGCTCGGGCGGCTCGGTCAGGGTCACCGACTTGACGAGGTCGTGCACGATCGAGCCGGCCATCGTGACGGTGCCGACGAGCACAACCCGCGCGTAGACGTTCAGCGGCAGGACGCTGTCCTGCAACGTGACGAGGCGCTTGACCTTCTGCGCCGCGCTGTAGTTGCTCTCGTCGGGCTCGATGTCATCGAACACGATCTTGTCGGGGCGTCGTTTGCCGACCTTCATGCCGAGCGAGCTGGCGTCGATGCCCTTGGCGCCGAACACGAAGCCGCTCTCGGCGACGTACATGTTCAAGTTGTCGCTGACGGCCTTGCCACCCGGTCGTCGCGCCGGTGAGCACAGCTGCGGGTAGTCGAACCGCAGCAGCTCGTTCGTGTCCAGCTCCCGCTTGAAGGTCATCAGGTGCTGTTCGGCCTGCGACCCGCTGTCGGCGAACGCGGAAATGAAGTTCCGGTGGCCGTGCGCGGCTTCCCACATCGGGATCAGCAGGAAGTTCCAGGTGGACTTGCCGCAGCCGCGGGGAGCCACGTACGCGTCGCGGTGCTGGGCGGGCCGAACGGAGGACTGGATGCCCTGGCGGGCGTGGCTGACCAGGTCCCAGTGGAAGTCCGACAGCGTGATCCGGTCGCCGGTCTCGTCACCGCGCAGGTGGTGCGGCAGGTAGGTCAGTGCGAAGGCCAGCGGGTCGAGCCGGGTCAGCGCCCGCCGACCGTCGCTCGAGTTCAGCAGGCGCTCGTCCAGACCGGCGAGGTAGGCGCCGAGGTCGGTCACTGCACGCCCGGCTTGTCGTCGGGGTGGTGACGCTTGCAGTACTGCCACCGCTGGCCGTCGCCGTCGACGTGGCCGAACTTGCCGACGCGCGGACACCACGGCTCATGGCAGTTCTTGTGGCGAACGATCGACCAGCCAGCCGCGAAGATCGTGATGTCGGCGAAGAAGCCCGACCACCACAGGTATTGCGGGCCCGAGGCGTTATCGAGCCCCAGCCAGTGACCGAGGAAGGCCAGCATGTGACCTCCGATCGATCGCGTCCTGATAGGTCTGCGCCCAGCGGTGCGCGTTCGCCTCGACGGTCATCCCGGAGACAGCAGCGCGGGCCTGTGCCCCCATCACGGCGCGGACGGTGGGGTTGGCGGTCAGGTGCTCCAGTGCCCCGGCCCACTCGCGGTGGTTGTCGACCAGCAGGCCGGTCACTTCGTGCCGCACGAACTCGCGATAGGGCGTGACGTTCGAGGCGATGACGGGGATGCCGAGCGCGGCCAGTTCGAGGCAGCGCAGCGGCGACTTGGAGTGGTTGAACGTGGTGTCCCGCAGCGGCGCCAGGCCGATGTCGAAGTCCACCGCGTCCAGGTAGGCCGACGGTGACGGGTTCCAGCCGGTGTGCCGCGTCCGGGCGCGGTGGGAGGCGACCCGGCCGGTGAAGTCGACGCCGAGGCAGTGGAAGTCCACGATGTCGCCGTGGCGCTGGAGGAACCCGCGCAGCGGCTTGGCGCACTCGCCGAAGTCCCGGTTGTGCGAGGTGCCACCCGACCAGCCGACCGTCACCGTGTCCGACGAATACCCGGCCGGCCGCGGCTGGACGATGGCGGGCAGGTAGTTGCCGAGCACCACCACCTGGTCGTTGAACTGCCTGCACACGTCGGCGAGCGGCTCGGTCGAGACGGTCACCAGGTGCGCGGCTTCCAGGCACTGCCGGATGCGACGCTGCCGGTCCTCGTCGTACACCGGGTACGCCGGGTTGTCCTCGGTGAGGCTGAAGAAGTCGTCGTCGAGCTCGTACACCATCAGCGACTCGCCGGCGCGGCACATGCGCAGGAACAACCCGACCGGCGCCGGGTTGCTGGTGCGCTGGGCGACGACCACATCCTGGCTGCCATCCTGCACGGCCTGTGGCATCTGCTCGTTCACCGCGGTCGCGTGGCCCTGCCTGGCGAGTTCGCGCAGCGGCAGGGTCAGACGGAAGTGCTCACACGCGCCCGCGTCACCAGACCAGCCGAAGATCTTCACTTGCCGCCGTTGCGCATCTGATCGATCTGGGCGCCGGCGGACTGGCATTCGGGCAGGTCGCTGTACCGGGCGCACACCGCGCGCCGCACCTGGGCCTGCTCGGCCGAGGTGCCGTTCTGTTTGACCCGGCCGAGGGCGTCGGCCGCACGTTCGCGGGTGTCCATCGGGTAGCCGTCCGGCGGCAGCGCGAAGTCACTCGGCTTCAAGGCGTTGCGCTGCGCGGCAGTCAGTTCAGCCATGGTTCTCTCCACCGTCCGGCGTGGCCTCGGTGGAGGCGATCGGTTCCGGTTCGGAAGCGGGGAACGCTGCGGTGACTTCGCTCTCGGCACACAGCAGCCGACCGAGGCCAGGCGTCTTGACGATGTAGCCCTCGGGCAGCACCTCGACCACGACACCGTGATGGGTGCCCAGGGAGGTGTCGGTGCGCACCATGGCGCCGACGGCAAAGCTCATCTCATCGTCCGTTCCGCTGGGCGGCGACGTGCTCGCCGACGTTGGCCGGGTGGTCCTTGCCTTGAGCAGCGAGCATCTTCGTGTGCTCGGCGGTGCTCATGCCGGTGGCTTCCTCGTGCAGGTTGCCGCAGAGGCCGTGGACTTCCTCGGCCGGAACGTGGCGCCCCATCACGGTCAGGCAGCGGTAGTAGTCGTCCGGTTCGCCCCAGCCGATCTCGGCCGCGCCTTCGCCGTCGACGGCCCATCGGCGTAGCGCTTCGGGCATGTCGCCGTGAGCGGCTTCAGCCACGTCAGGGCACCGGGATCATGGCGGTGACGTTGGCCAGGTTGACCAGGGTGCCCGACGCGCAGGCCAGCAGGATCGGGGTCGCCGGCAGCGACACGACACCGTCGTCGGCCGCGGGCAGCGTGCCGGTCCAGACGAACACGTCACCCTCGATGGTGTGCACCGCGTAGGTGCTCACCGCTCGCCTCGGATGGCCTGCTCGGTGACGGCGTTGCGGGCCTTCTGCTCGGCGATCAGCTCGGCCAGCTCGACGTCCTCGGGACCGGTGACGGTCGTCTCGACCTGCTGCGGGGCATCGAGGCCGAGCAGCTTGGCAAGACGCTCGTCGGTCTTGATCGCGACCTCGATGACGCGGGGCAGTCCCCGGCCGCCTTTGTCGATCTGCTCGTGCAGGGCTTGGATGTAGGACTCCAGGCGGTCAACCTGCTGCTGGCGGAGTTCCTCGACCAGCGGGTTGACTCGCTCGGTGCACTCGTCCTGGATTCGCCGTTGGACGGTGCTGCGCGACAGGTCCCACTCCGGGTGGGAAACGGCGAGTTCGTCGGCGATTTGCCGGATGGTGTGGCCGCGGAGCTTGAGCCGGTAGCACTCGGCCTTCTGCTCGGCGAGCACGACGGGGTTCGGCAGCCGTTGGGGTGGAACTGTCATCGGACCCACCCCCCGTGTCCCGTGCTTGTCTCACGGCGAAAGCCCTGCGCGGTGGCAGGGCTTTCGACAGTTCTTCGATCTTGACCGCAGGTTACGTTGCAAACCGGGCATTTGCAAGTGCACACGCGGCGTGTTATGCGGCGGATGCGGTTGGTCGTCGGGTGCGGGCGAGGAGGTCGAGGACGTCGCCGACCCGGAACAGTTG